TCATTTCCAAACACCAATCTCAATCCCACCCTTGAAAACGACGATCACCTGCCCATCTTCCTTGACCACAATGTAATCAAGCAGTCCGCCCCATAACTCCTCATCAAACGCAACCTGCTCCCCGTTGATACCACATACCACTTGAATCATGCCCTCTAGGATATTTCTCTTACTCTCCCTCTCGGCAATTCGCTCGTCCAACCTCGCCAGATGCCCCTGCTTTTCCACATAGAGTCTACGAATCTCATTTTCCTGTTTCAGATACGCTGTCTGATTCTGTGCCACCCGTGCATTCTCGTGAATCAGCATTTCGAGCCGTTCTGCCAAACTGCGAAGTTCCTGCTCTACCATACTGCGCTCCTCTATCAGCTCCTCCATCTGACAAACGCTGTCAATCAGAGATCGCAGTTCTGCGATCACGTTCTCTTTGACTTCCACCAAAGAGTTCAGCGCCTTGACGAAAATTCGCTTGATCTCCTCCTCTGTCAGATGCCTTGTACTGCACGGCTTGCCCTTGTGGGCATATTTCTTGTTGCAGCGATAGATGACTCTGCGGTATTTGTCGGTCGAGTGCCAGACCTTCGCACCGTAGTAACCGCCGCAGCAGCCGCATTTTATCTTGTTCGCGAAGATGCTTACGCCACTGTGCTTACCGTTCTGTTCTCTATGCTTTATCTCCGCTTGCACAAAGTCGAACAAATCTGGCGGGATAATCGCCTCGTGATGTTCCTCCACATAGTACTGCGGAATCTCTCCCATGTTTCTGCGTCGCGTCTTATCGAGAAAGTCCGCCGTATACTCTTTCTGAATCAGTGCATCACCGCGATACTTCTCATTCGTGAGGATGGAGCGCACCGTGGAAATGTACCACTTATCCTTTCCCGACGGGGATTTGATGCCGCGCTTCTCCAGTTCCTTGGTAATGGCATAGAAGGATCGCCCGCCGAGGAAGAGTTTGTAGATGAGCTTCACCACTTTCGCCTGTTCCTCGTTGATTTTGAAATCCTTGTCATACCCGAGAAAGGCACTGTAGCCCACACTGGTCTTGCCCTCGGCGAACTGCTTCCGCTTGCCCCATGTGGTGTTCTCCGAGATGCTGCGGCTTTCCTCCTGCGCTAGGCTGGACATAATCGTGATAAGGAGTTCTCCGCGCGTGTCGAACGTCCATATGTTCTCCTTCTCGAAGTAAATCTCTACGCCGTTTTCCTTGAGCTTGCGGACGTTCTGCAGAGAATCCACGGTATTCCGCGCAAAGCGGCTGACCGACTTTGTAATGATAAGATCAATCTTGCCGGCAAGGGCATCCTCGATCATTTGATTGAAGCCATCGCGTTTCTTGGTGTTCGTGCCGCTGATTCCCTCGTCCGAATACATGCCGACGAAATCCCAGTCTGCACGACTCTCGATGTAGTTCTTGTAATGCGCCATCTGCATTTCGTAACTGGAAGCCTGTTCTTCATGATCGGTCGAAACTCTGGCATATCCTGCCGTTCTGCGCCGCCTTGGTTCTGCCGCAACTTCTGACCGAAACACTCTGGGAGTTGCAGGAATCACCCGCACTGTCTTTGCCATCGGTATGCGCCTCCTTCTTTGAGTTGAAATATGACCTCATCGTCGGATATGACAATCCGCTCGACGTTCTGCACAATCTGCCCTTCACAGGAGTTGCCAAAAAAGGATGCCACAGCTTCCTTCAGTTCTGACTCTGGTAATCTCCTCAATCGGCATTTCGTGCGCGGCTGACTGCAAGCCCACACCTTAGTCCCCTTCGTCCATGTATCGCGCTCACACTTGCTGCCGCAGGAAGCGCAGTACACTTTGTTGGTGAAGGGATTGCTGCCGCGCTGCCCGTTATAGATGCGGGCAGTCTTTTTTATGCGTCCGTTGACAAGATGGAAGTCGATCCGATCGCCGTAAATGACGATCTTGGACACCTTACGCCTGAGTTCAGCGGTATCGAAATCATCCTTCTCCATGACGGTTCTGACCGCAGCAACAAGCTCCTCTTCCTTGATTGGACGGCTGTCACAGGATTCTCTGCCCTTCCGCTCCCTTGTGTTGCATCCCCATCGCCTGTACTTCCCGGCGGTTCTTCTGCTGAAGCCGCCGCCGCAGCATCCGCATTTCACCATTCCCGAGAATGGCATCAGCACAGGATTCCGATTGGCCGCCCCTTCGGCTCTCCGTTTCCGTATCTCCTGCGCCTTGTCGAAATCTACCTTTGACACGAGTTGCTCGAACATCCCCTCCACCAGATACATGGGAAGTTCCCCTTTATTCCGCTTGCGGATATGACCTTCCGTGATGTAGTTCTTCTGCAGCGCCATTGTGCCCGTGTAGGAGATGTTGGAGAGGATGTCCTTTACCGTGGTCTGCTCGATCGGTCTCCCCTGCCGTCCTGTGATTCCGCGCCCCGCAAGTGTCTTTGCGATGGCGTAGGCAGATTCTCCGGCAAGGTATCTCCGGAATATCTCCTTGACGATCTTGCCCTCAGCAGGAACAATGCGGAACATCTCGCCATCCCAAGTGTAGCCGTACGGTGCTTTATGCCCATTCGGAATCCCCTCGGCGAATCGTCTCCGTACGCCCCATCGGATGTTGTCGCCGATGCTTCTGCTCTCTTCTTGGGCAAAGGATGCGAGCAGCGTCAAGAGCAGCTCTCCGTCCTCGGATGTGGAATCAATGTTCTCCCTCTCGAAACGAACGGCGATCCCCTTCTCTTTCAGCTGTCGAATGGTATTGAGGCAATCCACGGTGTCACGGGCAAAACGGCTGATGCTTTTGACGAGTACCAGATCAATCTTCCCGGCGTTGCAGTCCGCGATCAGCCGCTTGAACTCCGTCCGATGCGCGGTACTTGTCCCTGTGATTCCTTCGTCTGCGTACACGCCGGCATATTCCCACGCAGGATTGTTCTGGATGAGATTGCTGTAGTAACTGACCTGCACTGCAAGAGAGTGGTGAAGCGTATCCACAGAGACGCGGGCGTATGCCGCAACACGCAGCTTTTTCTGCAATATAGGGCTTGGTTGAACTCTTCGTATCTTCATGGTGCTCCCTCCTTTCCAGTCCCATATTCCCGTACTATCCGCACGATAGCAAGTCAATATCTGAAAATAGAAGCCCGATGACGGGACGATATTTCTCGCGCATTTTCGCTTCAAACGCAAGATACTCGTCCTCTGACAAAAGTCCGCTCTGCAGCATTTTCCATGAAGCACGCATCACCATCTGATACGTCATTTCCCGTATTCCTTCTTCCTTGCTCATTTCAACATCTCCCTTCATGAAGCAGCAGACAAAAACGGCTCTTGTGGTCACCCAAAAAGTAAAAAAATAACCCGACGATCATTCGCCGGGCGTTGAGGTTAAAGCAGTTATTTATCTTTGAGGCTGTGCATCATGTCCTGCAATTTCTGCGGAACGGGAAGCCCCATCCGCGCTGCGTTCTCGATGATCGAGATTCCCTCATTCGAGATGTAGAAGAAGATCACGGCAGAGCGCAGGACGCATCCGCTTCCGATGATGTGAACATCTAACACATTCGCCACGCCCACAAGGGTGAAGATGCAGACTTTTTTGCAGATGCCCTTAAAGCCGATGGCGCTCGACAGTTTCTTCTCCACAATCGCACGGAGGACTCCCGTGATGTAATCCGTCGCCACAAACACAACGAGCGCATAGAGCAGATCATCGAAGCTGCCAAGGAACTCCCCGACTACGATGCCGATGCCCGCCGCATACAGGCGTATTGTCAAAATCTGATCCATATCAGACACCCCCTGCTTTCTTCCATTTATTGAGATTGCTCATCCTGCGCAGACGGTAGTTATAGCATCCGCGCATAAGCTCTGTAAGCTGACCGTCCTTCCATAAATATAAGGGCGATCCCGTGCTGACCAGATATTTCCCCTGTCCCAGAGGGCAGAGACTTGTATGGACAGTCGGATTCGTTTCCAGTTCCATAAGCAGCTCATCCGTTGCACTGTAAATCTTTGAAATATATTTTTTCCCGGAGATAAGATAATCCAGATTTGCGGGAAAACGCATATACATTCCGTCATGGATTGGATAGCGGACACTGTAATCCGGTGCGCTCCATCTGCTTTCCGAAGTATGGGATTCCCCTGTAACAGAGTCTCTTGACGTTGTTTTGGTTTTCTCCATCCAAGGCTCAAGATTGCTACCATCGAAGAACACATAACGGTCGGTGCTGACATGGCTTCCGTCTCCCCCATGCTCTGATACAGAGTGCCATATCATCACTTTGAAGTTCCCTTCTTTATCCACCCGCCCGCCTTCTGTTTGACAGCTATAGAGGTCAGTAGGACCGGATACGGCGGGAGCACCAAACATCTGCACAAGATCGTATGCGGCGATGATCTCGCCGTTGCATTTAACAGCGAGGATACTGTCACGCTGATCTACCCCAGTGAGGGGGAATACGAGGACATTCACAGTTTCGAGAGTATAGAGATTTCCCCGCTCATCCATTTCAGCATCGAGCATTCCATAGCCTGAGACATACGCGAAGTGGCGGCTGCTGTTGACCATCCATATATCCTCTTTGGAAAAGCCGAGCGGATGAATTTTTCCTTTTGCGTAGTACGAATGGAGCATCTGGTTTTTTTGATCCTTCCACTTTATTTGGAGGAGCGGTATGCCGGAAAGGACATTCGTTGGAATGTAGCTGCTGCCGCCCTCGGATTCATGCCCGTAGACGCAACGACCGTCCGTCCAGATCCACTCTCCCTCACGAACCGTTCGATTCCCTATGCAGGTAAGCCATACGCCATCCGCAAGCACCCGATTCCCGCTCACAGCTTTCACTATCGCCCTGTGCATCGTCTCACGCTCCCACGATAACGGCGGTACCACCCTTTGAAATCTGTACCCACACTAGACTGCCGTCTGACGTATTGCAGTCCACTACCGCACGAAATGGATAGGATCGCTCGCCGATATGAACACGTCCATTCTGAATCCTTCCGCGCTGTGCGCGAGATTCCTGAGTACTTCCTTTTCTCAGTCCTGCTCGGATTGCCGCCGCTAGTCCAAGAACGCCGTTCATCCGTACCACCTCACCATCTTGATTGTTTGCCGCAAAAGACGCGGCGTAAGCTCTACCGTATTGGACTGCAAGAAGTATTCGTGTCCCTCGAAGCGGATGCGCTCGGTGAAATCGACGATGTGGTCAATGTCGGGAACGCCGCTACGAATCCGTGCGCGAATCTCCACCGTAACAGTCTCCTGCGTCTTGCGGTTGAGCCATTCGATTTCTCTCGTCAGCATTCGCAGATAATCTGCACCCACAACGGGAAACTCGGTGTCGATGAGAGAAGAATACGGCAGCGTTTCGTCACTGGCGTAATGAGCGCCAAGGCTGAGATTGGACTGCTCTATCGTGAACTGACTCGCCTTGCCGCCGGGCTTTCCCTGCGACAAGCTACTGCCCTCCAATACACCATCCACATAGACGGTCGTCGCATACCATCCATAGCCGAGCGGCGCATGGTAGGTGATGCGCTCTGTGCCCTTCTCGTTGCTCCAATCTTCCCAGTCATATTCCGTATGCTTCTTTCCGTCATTGAGTGCCTCTGTTGTGCGTTCCCATTCTTTGAAGAGGTAAACGTCGCGACCTGTGGAGGCGTATGCGTAATCCGTGCGGCTGGTCGAGCCGTCCACATTATGCGTGCGCTTCTCCGCGAGGTATTCCCCATCGTAGGTATAGGTGCTGTATCCATTTTCGTTCGTCTCACGGACAAGAAAACCGTTGGAGTAGGTTCTGCTGATCTCTTTGAAGGAAATCGTGCCCGTAAAAGGAACGGGAGACGTGTCCTCCTCGTTGTGCGCTCCGGTGGAATCGTTGTGAGAGCTGTGCCAGACGGAGCGCAGGAGCTTCCGCTCTACGGTCGGCTGCGCGTGCGGCCAGTTCGTAATGTCAATGACAGACTCCTCCATGCCGCGCTGAACAATGTGGAGCGTATCGCCGCGAATAAAGACGTTGATCTGACGCTGCGGCAGTTTTGCCGTCCATCCAAAGAGAGCGGAGATGAAGTCATGGTAGGTCATTCCACTCCCTTCGAAGTTCTGCGACGGTGTGAAATCATCGGTCAGCCGATGTAATTTCAAACCAAGTGCCGCCGCGATCTCGGCCGCATAGCGTGACACCTTTGCCCGCTCCACGTAGATATGGATGGGCGTGTAGAGAAGCGTGTCCTTACTGTACGTTCCCTTGACAGACTGCACGATTCCGCGCTGACTTGTTTCCTCGACGAGAAAGCAGAAGGCATAGTCCATCACCCGCCCCTCAACACACGCGCCGATGGGGAGCGGATTCACCGTTTCAAGTTGAATGTTATCCGAGAGACTGAGTTCTCCAAGCGTTACGGAAAACGAGCGAATCCCCCGCTCCCTAAACTCTGCGTAGGAAAGCGTATGAGGAATCTCGATTTTCGTGTCTGCAAGAATCCGTGACTGCCTAATGAGTCTGCGCTTTGTATCTCCAAGAGCCACATCGCAGCGACCGATGCATCTCTGTGTGTCACCTGTTGTCGTGATCTGCTTTACAATACGAATATCACGCAGGGTATCTGCATGAATGGAACAAGATAGGTTGAGGCTGCGTGACGTATCTCCTCGCACCTGCACGGGCTGACGGAATACTGGAATCACCGTGGCATATATGATTGGTTTGAGGTGAATCCGCCCGAACGGCAGCCACGCGATGCAGACGACGGGTTTCAGCCTGATGCTCATGTCCCTGCTCTCCATCCGAACTGCCGTCCCGTGAGTTCTGCAACGGTCATAGAGACAGTGCGCGTGTCCATAACGGTGGAATTCGGATTCTGCTCTACAATGTGCCTTCCGTATTCCGTGATATTCCCACCGCTCTTTTCAATTGCTGTCAGAGCACACAGTCCTTCTGCCGTCCGATAGGCGGGATTGCCGAGAAGAGAAATCCCCGTCACACGCGAGTCCGCGCCATACTGCGCAGATAGGGCGGCAACATCGACCGTTTGCAGAATCTCCTGATTCGCAGCTGTCGCCTCATAGCTTCCATCGCCACAGTCGGTCATATTCGTCTGTGTCGCTTGGACGGGCAGCATGATAACCTGTTCCCGTGGGCTGATCTCCGCATCCGAGAGGATGAGATTCGAAATGAGGATATCCTCGGTTCTGCTGTAAACCGTTATGGTCTTTTCACTGGAACTGTAGGCGTACCAAAAAGAACAGTCCTGCTTGTTGCAAACCTCGTGTTCGTTCAAGAGCGCCCGAAAGATACCGTCATTGTTCTGCCCCGGTTTGACATAAAACCACAAGGTATTGACGGCGTTTATGCGAATGCTGTCGGATGTGGCAATGATATCGTTATTGTTATTCCCTTTCATGTGCCACCTGCTCCAGGACGTTTCCGCACTAACGATGATGTAGCCTCCAATCGCAAGGGTAAGTTTGGCACGGTCTGCATTCTCCGGTGCTTTGAAGTACAGATCCAATTTCCCGTAAAGCTCTGTAGGGAATCCTGAAATCGTCAGACCTTTGTCACTGGTCGGCTGCCAGAAGGATACGCCCGTCTTGCTGTACTGCTTCCCTGTCACAGTAGCGCCGCCGCTGACCGAAAGCAGCTCCGCATAGCCCGGATTAATGTATTTGAACGCCATACGAACCTCCTCAATTCGAGACTAGGAGTCCCTCTGCCTGAATGTCCACGCTTGTATCTTGCTGCGGCGCCTCATCTGCACTGCTGAGTGCCTTGACCCAGAAGACGGTATTCGTATCACCGACATCAGACAGCGCGATACGGTCTTTCCAGTCGGCAGATTCCAACGCCGTTTCAGCAGTGTATTTGTTATCCGTCGCGGCTTTCCACTTATCCGCATGATCGCCGACGAACTTGACCGTAAGTGTTCCGTCGATATGGAAGCCGCTCTCGCAGCGCACAGCGCACTTGACGGCTTTCTGCTCGCCCTTGCCCGCATCGAGCAGGACGGAGATGGGCGCGAGTTCCGTGCCGGAGCTGACCTCCGTCCCGTCCTTGCCGCCCTCCGTCGGATTGTTCATATAGATATGCAGCAGTTCTGCCATTGTCACACCCTCCAAAATTCCAGAGACAGTTGATATACCTTCGGGAAATGTGCCATATACTCGTAGGATTTCACCACAACACGCATAGAGGGCAGGATGTTCCCGCCCTCATCGGTCACGGACACCATCGTGCGGCTGTCCCAGTAGCCCTTGATCTTCTCCCAGTCACGAGCCGTTACAACAACGGCGCAGGAAATACGGTCGCCCTCCGTGATGTGTCCGAAATCCTGCACGACCGCACCGCCGACGATTTCAATGATTTGCTGACGATCATCTGGTATAGTCTGCCAGTTTTCAACGGATAATGTCCGTACCTCACCAATGTGAATATGAATTGGAATCACCTCCAAGCGCATTTTCCACGGCGGGGCGAATGCGGTCGGCGACATGGTCGGCAAGCATACGCATTCCCTCATTGTCCTCCGTGACGGCATTCTCGATATGAACCTGTATGTGAATCTGCCGATTGTCCGTCATGGAGGGAGCGGACTGAGTACCATTGGAGGAAGAAGTGACATTTTGTCCCCCTCCCTGCACAATCTGCGCTTGCCGTCCAAGCCCTCCCATCAGCTCCGCATACGAGAACTCTTGCCCGTTGACGCGAATGCGGGAACTGTCCTCACGCTGCTCGGAGCGGAAGTTCGGCAGGAGATTCTCCATCGCCCATTTGCGCCCGGACTGAAACTGCTGCAGAAGTTCCTGTGTCAGCCCCAGATCCTCTGCCGTGAACTTGTTCTTCTTGCGCAGATACTCCATCAGCCCGACCTGCCCAGACTGCTTGAATACCTGCAGTTCCTCTTTCTGGGAGCGGAGGACTTCCAGCGCGGCGTTGCGTTTGACATCGAGCTTTTCCTTCTCCGCCCAGCGCGTCGCTTCGACCTCGTCCAGTCCTTTCTGTACCCACGCTTCTTTCTCGCGCTCGATCTCGGCAAGGCGATTCTCAAGTTCGGTCTTCCAGATCGAGTTTATGTTTGACGCGACATCTTTCTCCCATTGCTCCATCACGCGTGCCTTGCTCTCGCTGAGCCAGTGCTGCACCTGTACCTCGTCCAAGCCCTTCTGACGAAAGGCATCGACTTCACGGGCGATGGAATCCAGCTTGTTTTGCAGGTCGGTCTTGTAGAGCGCATTCGCCTTGTCCACAACGTCGCGCTGAAAGTCGGCGTAGATTTTCGCTTCCTTTGCCAGACGATATTCGTCAATGAGGTGTGGGTCTGCGCCCTTCTGGAAGAACTCGAAGGATTCACGATCCAGAGCGTGTAGACTGTTCTGGATGTCCGTGTGTGTCAGTGTATATAGGCTATCCGTCAGCTGTGCGGTCGCTTTTGCAGATTCACTGACCGTCTTTGCAGCATCCTTTTCCGCAGCCGCACGGATTTTTGCGGCTTTGGCATTCTGCTCTTGCGCCTTGGCGTTCTTCTCCGCCTCGGCACGCGCCTTCTCCTCTGCCGCCGCCTTTTCTTTTGCGAGTTTCTGCTGTTCTTGGTACTGCTTGTATTCATCCCCGTAGAGAGCGTCGAGAACTGTGCCGCCGAGGAACGGGATTGCAATCAGCGGAGATGCCACAGGATGATTCTTTATAAGCCAGCTGTTTGCCTCGGCGTGCTCGCCCACCTTATGAATCTGTTCCCCGACAAAGCCCGCAAGCTCCGCGACGGTCTTGAGTGCCTCGCCCCATCCGAGGACGGCATCCTTGATCTCGTCCTTGTTGTCGCGGATCATTTCAACCAGAGATTCAAAGCCGTCATTGATCTCCGGCATGAGTTCCTCGGCGACAGGAAGCAGTGCCGCACCAAGCGCGAGTTTCAGCTGCCCCGCTTCCATCTCCATCGCACGCCATTTGAGATACGTCTCATGCGCCTGTTCCGGGTCAAGCAGCCCCGTGGTCTTGACCCGTGAGGAAATCGTCATGAGGTCTTCATACTGCTCGAGAATGGGGATGAACGCCGCACCACGCGCACCGAGGACTTCGGCGGTATACGCCTCCTCCATCCCTGCTTCGCTTGCGGTCTTATATCCCTTCGCGAGCTGTGCCAGCTGCTCATTGAGCGGCAGGAGATTTCCCTGCTGATCTTTGAGTGCAATGCCGAAGCGCGAGAGTGCGCGGACAGTATCGTTACCCGAATTTCCCGCAGCGGATACCTGCTTATCAAGACGAGCGATGAGAGGGATAATGCCCTTGATATCCGTATCCGCAAGCTGAAACACCCGATTGAGTGTCGCCGCCTCACCTGCGGACACATGAAGCCGCTGCGTCAGCTTATAGACGTTCTCGCCCGCAAGCATTGCGTCCTTGGTGATATTGAACAGTCCCGCGCCTGTCGCAGCGACTGCCATAACGGCAGCCATCTTTGTCGAAAGGACATTGAATCCGCTCGTTAGATTCTTGACACCCGCCTGTGCCGCCGTCATGCCCGCTGAGATACGTCCGCCGAGCGTGCCGGAGAGAACGGCACTTTCCTTGAGGCGGTTATTCAGCTTTCGCACCTCGGCTTCGGTCTGAGCGACCGTCCGTTGCTGACGTAACAGGTTACTTTCAGCACGCCGATAGGACGCACTATCCACGCCGTCATTCTTCTTGGCAGACTGCAAAACAGCAGCAAGAATCTGTTCTTTTTGCCGCTGAATATCCAACTCGCGGTTGATCGCCTGATGACGCACCTTGATCTTATCCAGTTCTGTCCCCACACCGTCGAGTTTCGCGAGGTCGGCATCCAGTTTCAGATGGATGTTGTTTGCCTTGCTGTTGAGGCGTGCGATGGAATCCGAGACAGTTTTCCCCGCTGTGTCAAAGTCTAGCTGCAGCTGTGCGATGTTGAGACCGATGTCGAGATAGAGTTCATCAATCTTCTGTCCGCGCTTTGCCACCCTATCCCCTCCCTACATCACGTCGTCAATATAGCGTTCACATTGCTGCTGTTCGCACAGTGCCGTTACCACAAGCTGATCGAGCAAAAAAGCGACCTCATGGGAATCAACCTCGTGCATCGTCCACCCGTAAGCGGACTGCAGCCGCTCGTAATAGCGCAGTAAATTCTGGTACGGAGAAAGAACTACGCCTCTTTCTCCGTCTCCCCGTTTGGGAGGTTCACCAGTTTTGAAAAGGTCAGCGACTGAATCCATCGGAAGAGTGCACGTGTGAGAGGCACTATGTCCGCAACGTCTACATTGTCCTCTACGGATTCCTTCGTAACTTCCTCCCGTCCGAATCCAAGGACAATCAGACGGACGTGCTCGTCCAGAAAATCTTCAAGGCTCAGACCTTTTTTGTCGGCATCAAAAAAGGCAAGGAACTCACGCCAGACCTTCATCTTCGGAGGGGTCGGCATGATCTCCCTGCCCGCAATATGCAGTATTGGTGTTTCCATTGTGACCTCCCTCAGACCTGCTCGTACCATTTTGTTCCAGTCTCTGCGGCAAAGCCCGCTGCCTCCTCGTCAGCCTTGGCGTAGGACAGCCCGTCGGAAATACGGTAGATCGCCTTTGCCGTCAGTGTCGGCGTATCGAACTGAATGCTCTCCTGCTTCGAGTTGCCGGACTCCGAGGGTTCGAGGAATTGGACTTTGTAGAATTTGGTGTATCTCTTCTTGCCGTTGCGCTTATCCGACTGAAAGAGGACGGCGAAGTACGGAGCGACATCGTCCTTGCCCGCCTTCATCACGCCATTCTCGATACTGTGTCCAAGGAGGTATGCGACATACTCAAGCGGCAATGCGGCGGTATCAAACGTCAGATCGTAGGATGCGGTATTCGACGCCGTATCCACGGACTGACCGTCGGCAAAAAGCTCCGCCTGATTCGTCTGCGGCTTGATGTCCACCTTGCGCAAGAGCTTCCCAAGCGGAATCGGAGCTTCGTAGGTCGCCGCTCCTCCTGCTACATCGGTGAGCATCTTGGCGATATGAAGTTTCTGGATGTTGATGAACTGCCCGCTCGTAAGATTTGCGGCAGGCTTTGCTGTTGGTGTTGGACTTGGCATATTACTCTCCCTCCACTACTGTTCTGTAATCTGTGATTTCCACGAATATATCTTTCTCAACGAACTCCTGCGTCTGCGCCCTTACAAAGCCGAGCGGCAGAAGCGCGTTCTGCACCGCTCGATGGATCTCTCCGAATCTCCCATCCTTCGTCAGAATATGAATGCGTATCGTCACGCGCCGCTCGAACTCCATACCATCTGCCGAGAGTGCGGGAACGTCGGAAATGACAGAGTAGACGAGAATCGGATACGTCCCCGCATTGGGACTGCGTCCGTGATAGATGCTCTTTTTCCCATGTGCAAGAAGCTGCGAGAGTTCCTTCGAGCGCACAAGTACCTGATACACCATCCGTGCCGTACTCATTTCCCTCTCCTCCGAATGGCAGATCGCACGGCATCCACGATGGCAGAACGGATCCCGTCCTTCTTGACATCGAGCGCGGGATAGAGAAATGGCTTGTTGATGCGTGGGCTGAACTCGACAAGCACACCATAGGGAACGCCATCTTGAGACTCCGCATCCGCCGCAATCCTCCAAACAGAGCCGTCCTTTCTGCGCAGTCGCTTGTGGATGGAGTCGCGCAGTGCGCCCTTCACCACGCGCTTATCTGTTCCCGTATAGACAGGACAGCGGTTCTTTGCCTCCGCGACCACATCGTCCGCTCCGTGTGCGAGGGCTTCCTTTGCCGCAGCCGTCGCCTCCGCGCCGAGTTCCGATAGAATCTTCTCGGCAGAGACGAAACCTCTATATCTAGCCATCTTCCACCAACTCCCTGCATTCCAGAACAAGCCACCGTTTCTTCCCGCCGAGCGGATATGACGGTGCAATCGGCGTGAGAGTTTTGTCTTCCCAACGAATACGATCCGTCATGCGCACATCCGCACGGTAACGAATGACGATGCGGTAATCCACCTCTTGCACCTTCTCCGCATATCCGTCCGAGATTTTTGCCGCAAACGGAAGAACAAGCGCCCACGCTTTACCGACTTCTTGTGTTGTTTGCACGAGGATATTCCCCTCATCGTCCGTATCTGTGACGGGACGCAGAATAGTGATTCGGTGACGCAGTTCGCTCATAGACACCTGCACCTAAAAGCCCTCCTTCCGCACACCAAAGAGGAGCGAGCGCAGTGTCAAGGCAAGCCCTCTGTGATCCGCTTCCTCTCGGTGTTCGTAGAGATAGGACACGGCATAGAGAATTGCAACGCGCACAATTGCCTGATCTTCGACCTTGGACAGCTTCTTCACGCGCAGTAACGCTGTACAGATTTGTTCTGCCGTTTCCGTAAAGTGCGTGAGGAGATCGTCCTCCTCATCCCCGTCAATCCGCAGATACTGCTTGACTGCTGCAAGCGGCACAAGCATAGAACCACCTCCCCTCTTTGCCGCAAAACGAAATCCCGTCAAATTGTTGCTGAATTTATCAGGGATTCCATACATCAGCCCTTCATCTTAAGCGTCTGCACGGCTTCCTCAAGAACGAGCTTTCCGTCCACGCGCTCCTTCATCACGTACCCGACCATGCCGTTGCCCGCGAAGAGCTCCTTGAGTTCCTGCAAAGAGCGCGTGCCACGGTCGCCGATGTTGTAGTAAGAGTAGTCACCGAATGCGATGACGGTCTTGCCCGCCGCGACAGCGGGCATATACGCCGAGGAGTAGACGGGATAGCCGAGCAGACGATCAGGTTCGCCCATCTGGTAGGAAGGTTGCCAGAAATACGCACCGTTCGCGTCTTTGAGCTTGCGAATGCTTGCAAGGGTCTGATCGTTGACGATGAACGCCGCATTCTTGCGGTAGGGACGCTTGAGGCTGTAGACGAGCGTCACGAGTTCATCCGCCTTGATGTCTGCCGCCGCCGTGGTGACGGATGTCTTTGCCGAGGTGAGAAGCCCCTTCGGCTTGTGCGTCCCATCGCCATTCAGGAAAGCATCCTCCTCTGCGTTGCCGAGTGCCTTGCCGAACTGCTCGATGAGGTAGTTCTCAAGGTTGAAGGCGTTATCATAGAGCAGCTCCTCCGTCACCTTGACCGCGACGTGGAGCTTGTGTGCGTCGAGGACGATCTGGGCAAACGTCGCGTCCCCGAAGGTGAGCGGCGCACCTTCCTCAATCCACGATGCCGCAGGTTTTGTGGCGGCGATATTGATCTTGTGCTCGCCGCTCGTTGTGATGACCGTCGCAAGCGGACGCAGGACGTTCTCTTCGCTGAGTACGTCAATGAGACGCTGATCGTATTCCTCGGGAACGAGATAGCCGCCGTTTGCATCCACGCCCTCCTGCAGGACGTTCTCCACCTGCCGAAAGTTCGTACGGAGAGCTTTGAGCATTGCGGCGCGATATGCCTCGCTTGCACGCCCTGTCTTTTCTGCATTGAGAGATGTGCCCGGAGTGTTGGTGATCGCCGCCGTCACGGGCTTTGCAAGCTGTGCGTCAAGAATCGCCTGACGCTCCATGCGCTCGATGTCCTTCCCGAGCGCAAGCACCTCGTTCTCCATCTGCTCATACGCCTTGGCATCTTCGGCTGTGAGATGCCCGTCTTTCTCATGAGAATCCAGAAACTGCTTTGCCTGTTCCCACATTTCTGCACGCTTCTCGCGCATTGCCATGATCTTATCCATGTTCTTATTCCTCCATTAGTGTGAAATAGAAAAGAGCCGTCGTTTGAGCGGCTCTGCATCGACATTGTGTGTCCCCTGCCCGAATTTCGAGAGCAGAGAGTTCGTGACGGCGGCACGGGAGAAGATCAGCCCGTCTGCCGCAGCACTTGTGAGATGTTCCCGATTCTCATAGAGAACGGAATCCGCAAATCCAAGCTCCACCGCTTTCTTTGCGTTCATCCATGTCTCGGCATCCATCAGCCGCGAAATCTTCGCACGGGAAAGTCCCGTCTTGAGTTCGTAGGCGTTGATGATGCTCTCCTTGATTTCGGCAAGGAAGGTAATCGTCCGCTCCATCTCGTGTGTATCGCCGATGGAAACAGTCATCGGGTTGTGGATCATCAGCATTCCCAAGGGAGAAATCTCGACGGTCGATCCTGCCATCGCGACGACGGATGCGGCAGAGGCGGCAATCCCGTCAATCTTGACATTGACGTTCCCCTTATACTCCATGAGCATATTGTAGATCTGTGCCGCCGCATAGCAGTCGCCGCCCGGAGAGTTGATCCAGAGGTCAATATCTCCCTCGGCGGCATTCAGTTCAGAACGGAACATCTGGGGAGTGATCTCATCGCCCCACCACGTTTCGTCCGAGATTTCACCGTCCAGAAGCAAGATTCGCTTCTCTCCCTCGTTCCGCACCCAGTTCCAAAATTTACGTTTCATCACTTACTCCCTTCTGATTCCCTGCAAACAGCCCTGCGTCCCTCAGTTTTGTCATATTCCCATTAATAAGATACAGATCGCCGCCCTCGTCTGCTTCGATGGGATTCATGTCCTCAAGACTGCGGATGTCGTTCGCCGAGAGCCATCCGTTCTGCCGCCCGATGGCATAGCCCTCCATACGGCTCTTGTAATCTCCGCGCAGAAGCCCGTCCACGTTGAAGCGGATGAAGTAATCCTTCCGCTCCTTGTCCGTCAGCAATGCCTTTTGAAGCGACTGCTCCCAACGAACGACCCATGGATTCAGTGTGTATTTGACAAATTCAAGCGACTGCTGCTCGATATTCGAGAAGCTGGACTTCTCCAAATCCCCTACCATATGCGGCGGCACACGGTAGAGCCGTGCAATCTCGTCGATCTGGAACTTCCTCGTCTCAAGGAACTGCGCCTCCTCGGGCGGTATAGCAATCTGCTGATACTTTACACCTTCCTCAAGAACAGCAATCCTGCCCGTGTTCATCGTGCCGCCGTAAACGGCGTGCCAACTCTCACGGAGCTTTGACGGGTCTTTGAGAACACCCGGATGTTCCAGAACACCGCCCGGACGCGCACCGTTCTTGAAGAATGCCGCGCCGTATTCCTCCGTTGCCAGAGCAATCCCGATGGCGTTCTTTGCCATAGCAATGGGACTGTAGCCGACCAGACCGTCGAAGCCGAGTCCTGGAATGTGGAGGACATCCTCACGCCGCAGACGAATCTGCCCCTTGTCCGCAAAATTCGGATTCTCCTCCGTGCTTCGCGTGTAAGTATAGTAGAGTTCGCCTGTGCGGCTGTCACGGCTCACCTCCATCTTATCCGGGAGCAGCGGATAGAGTCCGAGAACACGCCCCCTGCCATCTCGAAGTATCTGGGCATAAGCATTTCCCCACAGAAGGAGATGTGCCATGAGAGTCTCGCGGAATACGAAACTCGTCATCTCTGGGTTCGGCGCATCGTGGAGCAGAAAGTACAGCGGATGCTCCGGCACGCGCTCTTTTCCCTGAGCTTTGTAGGCGTAGACGTGGAGCGGCAATCCTGCGATGGATTCGGCAAGAATACGGACACAGGCATAGACTGCCGTTGTCTGCATTGCAGTACGTTCGTTGACCGCCTTGCCCGCTACCGTCTGACCAAACAAAAAGGACAAGCCGCCGAGGTGATTCATGGGCTTGTCCCGTGAACGGAAGAGTTTTGTGAAGAAGTTCATGAGCATCACGCTCCTTTACAGAATTATGTTTTCGAAACATAAGGATTTTTGAGCAACGAACAGGAATATCTAATGTTTTAACGAATTAATAATAAAAGGATATTTCATAGCAAGAAATATGGGGATATTTTGCTCTTAGCTTTGGCTCATCAGCATTAAATCTATAAATAATTTATAGTGAGGTAGAGACTATGATTATTTCTAAACACGGGAAATGCATATTGCTTTCATTACTTATCGCAAGTACCCTATCTTCTGATGCGTTCGCCGAAACGATTGTGCGTACAGAGCGCACTCATAAGTATGCTTCAGTTGTTCAAGATAAAGCCCCAGACCCCATAAGTGTCAATGTTGGAGAAACTGATCCCTCAGCTAAATCCCCCAACCAAAATACTTATGATAATACATCCGTCTCCGTAGGAGATGATACTGCTACAAAGGGAGATTTCGAAAACACATCACCTAATTCTGGTGCAAATATTGAGTTGGCATCATCAACAAAAAATACTCTGAACGAGAATACCTTAGATGATCAAAATGCAAATTCATCTAAACAGAAGAATCTACGATATATTGATGGTTTCAAGATAAAAGGGCCTGCCATAACAACGCAATCACAGGATGGTTTCTTTTTATACACAAGCAAACTATATGAAGAGCATGAACAATATGGTGGCTTTACCTTGTTAGTACAAAAATACAGAAATACGGCTACGCTCGGTCCTAGCGATATTGCAACATCACTTACTTGCAGTTGGAGTATGGATTTCGACGCTTTAATTAACAAAAATCATAAACCTCGATTCATTGTAGTAGCTAATGATGGAACTTCTAAAATTATTGAATTAAATATGCATAGCTCCGCTGCTGAGTATTTCTCAGTAGAATCACCCAAATGGGGGAACTTTATACAAAATGTTGATAAACTTTATTTAGAAATTTCATCTCAATCAGGTGATAACATAAGGCTACCTATTCCCACCGATGCCATTGATCAGTGGAATACCGTTGTAAATGCTGATATGAAAAAACTAAAAAAAGAATTTGAAAACAAATAGGCAGTGTATAACATGGTGTGATATACCAATTTGTTAAGTCTCATCTACCCATTACGCAAATTCAACCATCTAAAACACCCACACGCCGCGACTCTCGTACACCGATTCCGACGTATCATTCCCACACCGAATCGCACGATCCAGTGCCATAATGAGCGCAATCACGCCGTCGATCTTCTCGGTGGATTTCTCCTTGTCCGCCTTGATGTTCCCTGCGGGATCGGTGCGAATGAAGATGTTGTCTGCCATCCAGCGCATGACGGGATGCCCGCCGTACGCTATTTTCTTTTCCAGCGTCAGCTTCATCAACTCTTTGGTCGGCGGGCTCATATCCTTGAATCCCTGCCCGAACGGAACAACGGTGAATCCCATTCCTTCGAGGTTCTGCACCATCTGCACCGCGCCCCAGCGGTCAAAGGCAATCTCACGGATGTTGTACTTCTCGCCCAGTTTCTCGATGAACGCCTCGATGAATCCGTAATGCACAACATTCCCCTCGGTGGTCATGAGAAAGCCCTGCTTCTCCCACACGTCATACGGTACATGATCGCGGCGCACACGCAGGTCAATATTCTCCTCGGGAATCCAGAAATACGGAAGGACGGCAAACGTCTCATCCTCCTCGGTCGGAGGAAACACGAGCACAAACGCCGTAATATCCATCGTAGAGGAAAGGTCAAGACCGCCGTAGCAGACACGCCCTTCCAATGCCGCTGCATCCACAGGCAGAGCGCACGCATCCCACTTGTCCATCGGCATCCACCGCACGGACTGCTTCACCCACTGGTTCAGACGGAGCTGACGAAAGCTGTTTTCCTCGGCGGGATTCTGCCGTGCCGAATCGCACGCCGCTTGTACCTTGTCGATGCCGACCGTGATACCGAGGGACGGATTCGACCGCTTCCATACCTCGGGGTCTGTCCAGTCCTCATCCTCCTTTGCTCCGTAGATCACAGGATAGAAGGTCGGGTCGATCTTTCTCCCTTCGAGAATGTCCTTCGCTTTCTGATGCGTCTCATAGCAGATGGACTGCGTGTCCGTTCCTGCTGTGGTGATAAGGAAGTAAAGCGGCTGCATACGCGCATCACCAGAGCCCTTCGTCATAACGTCAAAGAGCTTGCGGTTCGGCTGCGTGTGCAGTTCGTCGAATACAACGCCGTGAATGTTGAAGCCGTGTTTCGAGTAGGCTTCTGCCGAAAGCACCTGATAGAAGCTATTCGTCGGCAGATACACCATCCGCTTCTGGGAGGCGAGGAGCTTCACACGCTTGCTGAGCGCAGGACACATCCGCACCATGTCGGCAGCGACCTCAAAAACGATGCTCGCCTGTTGGCGGTCAGCCGCGCAGCCATAGACCTCTGCACGCTCCTCCCCATCGCCGCAGCAAAGGAGCAGTGCGACAGCGGCCGCGAGCTCTGATTTTCCTTGCTTCTTGGGAATCTCCACATACGCCGTATTGAACTGCCGATAACCGTTCGGCTTCAAAATTCCGAAAATGTCTCGGATGATGCGTTCCTGCCAGTCGATGAGTTCGAAGGGCTTTCCTGCCCACGTCCCCTTCGTATGGCACAGGCACTCGATAAAGCCCACAGCATAATCCGCAGCGCCTTTGTCATAGTGCGCGTCCTCTGCCATGAACTTCGTTGGCGTGTAGTCCATGAGTTTTCGCAAGCGATCACCCCCATCAAAAAAGAGCCGCCGTCAGCGACTCAAAATATCTGTAACGAGAAGCAGCCCCGAAGGGCTGTTTTGTTGTTCGGCGCGGCTTAGATGTGCTTCATGCACCAAGCCATCGCGTGCCCGCCGTCCTCGAAAAGCTCGGTGGCGGCTTCGACAAGGTTCAGGCGGCATTCGATGTCCGCGAATCCCGTCTCCTCCGGCGTTTCGACCATCTCGTAGATGGCTGCGTGGAAACCCCAGCATTCCATCCCGACGACAAGGATCTGCTCGCCGTAGCGAAGGATCGCGCCGCTTGTCCCGAACCGCATCTCATCGAGGTGCTCCATCGTGGTGGTCTTCGGCCATCTTGCTTCTGCGTTTTTCATTTTGTGTTCCTCGCTTTCTGTGTGTAGGTTGTTCCCTTCGTCATGTGTATATATCACTCTAAACGCAGAATATAGCAAGTCTTATTTTCGATAAATCACACTTATTTTTCGAGAGAAACACAGCCCCGAAAGGCTGTGCGGAATCGCTGAAACTGTCTACTATTTTTCGCCCGTGAGGATAAAGCGTACATACGCCGCACGGTCTTCCTCGATGAAGCAGACCAGTTCGTAGAATCCCATCGTAAACGCCATGCGCTGAACACCGGGAACATCGAACATATTCACTCGTCCGGAGTCGCGGATGTCCATGATCTGCGTGAAAATCGTCTCGTTCATGACTGACCGCCTTTCTCTGCAATGCGGAAGGAGTCCACACCGGGGATAAGGCTGAGTGACGATCCTGTCTCCCATCGAACGAGAATCTGCCCCGCGTCATCAACACCCATGACCTCGCCCATCGTCCTCGGCGGCGGAGCTTGTGGATCGTCCATCGCGAGGAGTTCCACCTTCGTCCCGCGTGGGTGCCGCTCTCGAAGCACGGTGATCTGTTCCTTACTCGGAAACCGCATGATCCTCATCCTCCTTCCGATGTCCGCTCTTGAATGCGCTGCTGCCCGTGAGGTTCTGCATGAGGATCTTACGGCTCTCCTTGTAGGCGCTACCGATCATGCCAAGGCGCAGGAGGAAGCAGCGGAATGCGTATTTCTCGTTGTCCACAATCTTCTCCTTTGCCGTAACGCGCTTTTGCGCCCGTGCCATCAGGCAGAGTTTACTGATGAACTCAGCGTATGCCTTTGCCGTCTCGTCGGTGATCGTGCCGTGCAGCCATGCGAAGGTGATGCGGTCATCGGTCAGCGTGTAGATCGCTTCCTTAATCTTGAAGGCGTGTCGAATGAGCCGTCCCTTGCTCAGGAGGAGGGCGTCCAGATTCTGCAGTGCCGTTTCGGTGAAAAGGCTGCGTGGGAGACTGATGGAAAGGCTGTCCTCGTCGGGTTCTTCTACCGCCGTTTCTGCCGGTGTCAGATCATCCACTGCCTCTTCCGTCCGGTTCGGCTCGTCTGCCCCTGTATCCGCGCAGGAAGCCTCGTGCTCCCCACCCTCGGACATAAAGCCCTCCTCGCGCAGTGCCGTGCGCACACGCGCAACAGTCGCTTCGTCAAGGGCATCGTCGAAGCAAAGACATCCGTCCTTCGTGATCTCGAATGCGCCGATCTTGTAGGAAAATGTCGGTGCGCCGCAGTAGACGGGCTTTTCGCCGAGCACCTTGCTGACTACCGCGACCATCGCCTTGCGCTCTTCCTTTTGGATGTTGTAATTGACCTTCATGGTGACTACCTCCTTCATGTACTTTGGTCATTACATTCATCACTCACGTGGGAAGAATTAGCAAGCGGATTCTGTTGTATACACCAACTCTATCTCATCAAATAGATCTTATGCCCATCATTTCCCTGCCAAGGATACCGTCATGCGTTCGAGCATCTTGCCTGTCATCCAGATCGCCCCGTCGATAACAAGCGGCAGGAAGATGCGGTCGCGGAATCTGCACCATCCCGTCTCCTTCTCGGCACTCTCTTTCAGCGCCGCCGTGTACGCCGCCGACACCTCACGCGCTGCGGGAAGCCCCTTCTCGTGCAGCCATAGGACGGTCGCTTCCTTCGCCTCCGTCCGTACAAAGTCCCCCACATGGTTCTTCAATTCGTTTTGAATGTATTCCAGTTTCATCTTCAACACTCTCCTTCATAGTCCGTTACCCCACGCGCAATGGCGCGGGCAAATTCATCCTGTCGGCTGTTGAGCAGTTCTGCGTCACCCGCATGGTCGATAAACGCAAGCTCCACAAGCACGGCGACCGCATTGGTGTTGCTCAGAACATACAGACCGTTGGCACCGGGCTTTGCGCCCTTCACGCCGCGATCCACAGTTCCGAGCGCATCCACAATCTGGTTCTGAATGCAGCTTGACAGCTTCTCTCCTGCGCCGCTTCCGTAGAAGTGCCAGACCTCCGTTCCGTTTGCCGTGCCGTTACAGGCGTTGCAGTGGATGGAGACGAATACATCCGCATCGCTGTTGTTGGAGGCCGAGACAACTTCATGGAGGCTGTCGGACTGCAAGTTGCCGACCACCTCAACACCTGCGGCAACGAGATAGCCTGCCACAAGGTCAGCGACATTCTTTGCAACGTCGCATTCCCGCAGCCCATACCCGCACGCGCCGGGGTCGGGATTTCCGTCCGGGGCATGACCTGCGTTTAGAAAAACTTTCATTGTGATACCTCCTTCGGCATTACGCCGCATTCTTCACAAAATCAATAAACGATTCGCAGATTGATAAATCCACGAACCGTTTACATCGGTTGATGACATCTTCTTCTATCCACGGAGGAATTTCTTCCACCTCGTCATACCGTCCGTAGTCCCCGAACATACAAGCCATTCCCACATTCCGCGCCTGAACAGCTTCTTCAAATGTTTGATAATAACCAAGGTGTATATCATGCTGACAAATCTTGATTCTCGCACGATATTTCCCACGAGGTTTGTAGAAGCTGACACCCGTCACCCCGGACGTGTTGTTCCTTTGCCGTGGTTGGTTGCATTGATTCTGTTGATGCGTACAAATTCTGAGATTGCACAGGCGATTGTCCAACGTGTCCAGATTGATATGATCAACTTCGTAACCCTTGGGGACATCCACCAGATGACGATGTAGCTGTTTTCTGTGTCTGTCCATCACATAAAGGATTTTTCCCGTCAAATCACGGTAATTACGATAAAAGCTGATGCCGGCGATCTTATCCAAAGATGCAGTATCTACCATAAAAACGATACCGTCAGGAAGATGCCCATAGGCAACGCTCCCGTCCTCGGAAAACGTATATTTCACATTGCACACGTTCCCTCATCCTCCTTTCTTCCGCCCCTTTTGAACGTCGTTTATCGTGGTATCCTTCATGCCGAGATCCTCTGCTGTGGGGATATACACCTCGGAGCAGGGCAGCGTTTTCCCGTCACGGATGATATGCACGTCCTCTGTATTTCCACGATATGCCACAAAACGGCGCACAATCGCCGAAGCGTAAACAGGATCAAGTTCCATCAGATATGCCGTGCGATCCATCTGCTCTGCTGCCATCAATGTCGATCCGCTGCCCCCGAACAAATCCAAGACGATGCTGTTGACCAACGAGGAGTTTTTCATGGGGTATGCAATGAGCGGGAGCGGTTTCGTTGTCGGGTGCAGTTTCGACTTGCTTGGTCGGTCAAATTCCCAAACAGTGGTCTGCTTTCTGTCTCCGTAGAATTTGTGCTTTACAGTGTCCTTGAATGCATAGATGACTGGCTCATGGCGCATTTGATAATCAAAGCGTCCCAGAACAAGGGACTGCTTTACCCAAATACAGGTTGTTGAGTAGTGAAATCCGGCAGCAACAACGGCATTGTAGAAGTTGACCTTTTCCGCATCCGAGTGAAAGATGTATATGGCAGCTCCGTCCGCAAGATTCTCATAGGCGTTTTTGAATGCCGAAAGCAGGAACTGATAGAACTCCTCGCCCTTTAGGTTGTCGTTCATGATTTTCATGCCTGTGCCGCCTGTGTAGTTACACGAATACGGCGGGTCGGTAATGCACACATTCGCCTTTTTGCTATCCATGAGAAGTTTTACATCCTCTGGTTTTGTAGAGTCGGCACAAAGGAGACGATGCTTGCCCAAAAGCCACAAGTCACCGGTTTTTACGAAAGGCTCTGCCTGCAGGGCGGCATCTTCGTCAAAATCATCTTCCTGCGCCTCACCGTCATCCAGAGAAAGGAGGTCTACGATTTCAGACTCGTCAAAGCCTGTAAGGGATACATCAAAGTCCATATCCTGCAACGCTTCCATCTCGACGCGCAGCATATCTTCATCCCATCCTGCGTCAAGTGCGAAACGGTTATCCGCGAGGATGTATGCCTTCTTCTGCGCCTCGGTCAGATGGTCGACGAATACGCACGGCACATTCTCCATGCCCTCCGCCCGTGCAGCCATAACGCGCCCGTGTCCTGCGAGGATTCCATAGTCCTTGTCGATGATGACGGGACTGACAAATCCGAACTCCCGCAAACTGCCGCGCAGCTTATTGATCTGCTCGGGCGAATGTGTCCGTGCGTTGTTGGCATACGGAACGAGTCTCTCGATTGGAACGAGCTTCATCTCCGATGTTGTTTTGTTCAAATGACTTCCCTCCCTACTTCCTCGAGCGCAGCAGCCGTTCCATCCGATCCTCCTGCGGAGAACCGACGAATGTGGTGGTGCAGTTCTGCTTTACGATGTCAAATATCTCATACCAGAGCAGATTGGACTGTTTCTGGAACGCCTGCCCCATCTGGACAAAGGGGCTTGCTATTGCCCCTCCGGTGGTCGGATGCTTGCCGATGAGCCCGTATTGACTCATTGCTTCCTCGCACTGGATAAAGCGGGCAAATGCCTGCGCGTAGCTTTCGAGCAAGCGTGGATTCACCAATCGTTCGCATCCTCGCTCCTTCAGCCACAGCCATGTCTCGCGGAAAATCTCATCCGCACCGAGCGGTTTTCCGTTCCTCTGCCGTGCCGACAGGAACTCGCTCGGTGTTGGCATCTCCTCACCATAGAGCTCGGCGGCGTCCACAAGGTCTGTACCGTCCAATTCCATCATCGGGAACTCCATGATGTGTGCTGTGCGCCCACCCGCAATTTTATCTGCGAGTGGCTCGGGTTTATCTCCCGCCCGGATGCGCCGTCCTCCGCGATTTGTACCGTCACGCGCCATCTTCTCGCCCCCATTCCTTTAATACCCCGTTTGAACCGACGTTTTTGTGCGTACGCCCCCTCCCCGGTCCAGTAACGGCGCGGTTTTAGGGATTTGACCGCCCCCTATGGGGGATAAGAACGTATTGCATTTGCTTCACTTTCGCGTTACAATAACCAAAAGGAGGTTATGCATCATGTCCAAGACGGCAACAATCAATATGCGCATTGAGCCGACAATCAAAGCACAGGCTGAAACCGTTTTTTCTAGTTTCGGTATCTCCGTGACCGACGCCATCAACATCTTTCTGCACGCATCCATCATGGAGGGAGGCTTCCCCTTCCAACCAAAACAGCCCCGTTATAATAGGGAAACACTTCTTGCCATGCAGGAAGCACGCGACATCATGGATGGCAAAATCGAGCCGAAGCGCTATCCGTCGCTGTCCGCACTGATGGATGATCTGGATGCGGAGGATGCTCATGCTTGATCTCGTCACCACCACGCAGTTCCGCAAGGATTTAAAGAAGCTGCGTAAACGTGGAGCAGATATGCAAAAACTGGATGATGTCCTGCAAATGCTCTGCGCGGAAAAACAACTCCCCGAAAGGTATCGGGATCATGCTCTGGTTGGCGATTACATTGGTTTTCGTGAATGCCACATCATGGCGGACTGGTTACTTGTGTACGCCATCGACAAAGGAAAACTGATTCTGACCGCTTCCCGTACGGGTTCGCATAGTGATCTCTTCTAGCCGATTCATTGGAGTCGGCTTTTTATTTTGGAGTTCTCCGCCGGTGAATCCGCTCATGACACGATACGCAGAGCGACATCAAATTGCTCTCGTCATGCGTGCCACCGTCGGCGAGAGGTCGAATATGATGCACAAGCGTCGCGAGAACGTATCTGCCCCGCTCCTTGCAACACTCACACAGCGGATGCGCTGACAAGTGACGGTCGCGAATCCTGCGCCATGCACTGTCGTATCTCTCGTGCTGATCGTACCCACGCGTGAAGTGGTCATAGTGCCGCTGCATCGTTTTCTCGTGCTCCTCGCAATAACAGCTTTTTCGATCTGTAAGATTCGGGCATCCTGTCATGCGGCAGGGGCGCTTCGGCTTTCTCGGCATCGCGCACCTCCTCGATGGCATCAAAAAAGCCCTCGCAGAGAATTGCTTCTCCGAGAAGGCTGATTCCATATCCTATTCTTGCTGAGTCTATCATATCACTGTCAACCCTATGAACGCAACGTGAACCTTTGTGAACTTATGTGAACTCAGATGCACTTTGCTGTCTTTTTTCCAAAATTTTTTCAACATCATCCAGAGCCTTGGCATGAATCTTATGCACCCATCGAATGCTGACGCTCATATCCGCTGCAATATCTTCCCATGATTTGAAGCTGTGGTAGCGACGCTCTAGCACCATCTGAGAGTTTTCATCCTCAACCTGCCAGATCGTATTCATGATCTCGAGTTTCAGACTGACCAGACGGTCAATGTCCGCATTGATCTCATCTTCCGTGTCAGTCAGCCGCGCAATGATGTTTTCCATCCGCTGATTGTTCGGACTCGGACTCCTCGGCATATCGCTGATGACGGCGCTCACATTCATCGCCATGTCACGCAGCTGCGACACATGGGCAACCTTATCATTGATGCGCCGATCAATGTTCCATGCCTGACTGAGATATTCTTTCGCCGTCATGCAAATTCCCCCTCCAACTTTTCAAGCAACCACTCTCCATCCAGACTTGTCAGCTGCCCAAACCATGCGGAACGAAAGAACCGCTCTGTCTCAGAACGCATCGCTGTCGCTGCAACATTCTCTGCGTCTTTGCCGAGTGCCGCCCTAGCCCACCGATAATCCTTCGCCGCCTGTTCGACGATGGCGTTTGCCAGAATTTCATAGTTCATGATGTTACCTCCGCTTTGACGGCTTCAATCAGTGCTGCCTGTGTCTTGTCCTTCCGTTTCAAGGCACGGAGGATTCTCTCGTCAATCGTGCCCTCGGCAATGATGTGCTGCACCACCACAGTGTTTGCACTCTGTCCCTGCCGATAGAGCCGTGCCACGGTCTGCTGATAGAGTTCCAAACTCCATGTGATACCGAACCACACCAAGGTCGAGCCGCCGCTCTGAAGGTTCAGCCCGTGTCCCGCACTTGCAGGATGGATCAGGGCAACGGGGATTTCTCCGCGATTCCATCGGGCGATTGTCTCATCCCTATCCAGTCGGACGCACGGCACGCGCTTTTCGATGTGCTCTGCGTCATGCCGAAACCAATATGCCACGAGGAGCGGCTTGCCATTCATGCTCTCTACGATGTCCTCTAAGGCATCGAGTTTGCGGTCATGGATATGCAGTGTAGTCCCATCGTCAGTGTAAACCGCACCATTCGCCATCTGGGCGAGTTTCCCAGACAGGACTCCGGCATTTGCCGCCGTCACCTCGTCGCCCTTCATCTGCAAAACCAACTGCTCGCACATCTCGGCATACATTTTCTTCTCTTCCTCATTCATGCGAACACTGTATTCGCTCTCGATCAGCTCCGGCATCCTCAGATGGTCGGCGGCTTTCATGGAGATGGTAATATCGGAGATTTTCTCGTAAATCCGCTCCTCGGCTCCGGGCAAGGGGACGTAGGAGAAGACCACCTGTCCGTTGCGCTTATCCGGTTTGAAGTAATCTTGCCGATACTTCGTAATGAACCGCCCCAGACGCTGTCCCATGTCGAGTACCTTGAACTCTGCAAAGAGATCCATCAAGCCGTTGCCGGATGGCGTTCCCGTAAGGCCTATGACTCTCTTCGCCAAGGGGCGAACCTTCATGAGAGCCTTGAAGCGTTTACTGCTCCAATTCTTGAACGAGGAGAGTTCATCAATCACGATGGCATCGTAGGTGAAGTCTGTTTTCTCCACGATCCACGGGACATTCTCGCGGTTGATGATGTAGAGAGAAGCAGACTTGCGTAAAGCCTCCCACCGTTCTTTCTCCGTTCCGACCGCTACAGCATAGCGAAGATGTTTCAAATGTTCCCATTTCCCTATTTCCTGCGGCCATGTATTTCGTGCCACACGGAGCGGCGCGATAACGAGAACGTGAGAAATCTCAAAGTGGTCAAACAGCAGGTCATTGAGGGCTGTAAGCGTAATCACCGTTTTTCCAAGTCCCATATCGAGGAGTACAGCGGAAGTTTTATGGCTCTTGATAAAGTCGATGGCGTACTGCTGATAATCGTGCGGTATGAACTTCATAGAGCATCACCTCCAATCTCGTTTAGAACCACGGCGATCTGACGGGTGTCGTCAATCACATACACCTTGAATCCAAGCCGCCGAAGCAGTCTGTGCCGGGCGAGCTGCAACGGTCGAGGCTTTCTGCCCGGTGCTTTCAGTTCCACAAAGCCCATCCTGCCACCGGGCAAAAGCACCAGTCGGTCGGGCATTCCAGCGAAGCCGGGCGAGATGAACTTTGGAGCGATGCCGCCTTTGCCCCTCGTCGCCATCACCAGTGCGTGTTCGATAACTTTTTCTCTCATATCTGCCAAAACCTCTGTCATATCTGGTCGTACGGTCTTTCTGTGACAGTCGGTGACGGTCTATTACAAAACTACCCTTATAGACAATTTTTCCTATAAAACAGCCCTAAAGGGGATTTATAGGATGACCGTCACCGACTGTCACACATCATCATTTTCTGCCAACCGAACGCCTGTAACAAACCGTCCGTCACGCCGCTTTTCCCGCTTGAAGCCACGCTGTTCCAGTGCGTTGTAAAAATCCGTCGTACTGCGGATAAAATCTCCGGTTCGCGCACAGTAAGCACGATATGCACTGTAGAATGCACCGGATTTTTCGTGATGTTCTGTGCCAATCTCGCAGCACTCTTCAAGGAAGTGGGCGAGCCAGTCGCTGTCGCTCCTGTACCTATTGATGGCATCCTCGACACATTTCGGACGTTTCAGATGGTAGTTCTCCGCGATGGCTTTCTGTGCGCCCTCGATAATCCACCGTAGGGCATACTGACCTGCGTGCTTTTGAAGATGCCCGGCGTAGTTTTTAATGTCTCCCGCCCCGCTGATGACAGCATTGAACGGAATGACGATGAGCCGCCGCCAGATGCCCCTGTCCATCGCGCCTACTTTTGGAAGATGATTCGTGTAAAGCACCAGTGTGTGGCTCGGTGTGAAATCAAACGGCTCCTTGTACTTCTTCTCACCCTTGATCGGATCGGTGGAACAGAGCTGCTTTACGGTCGCCGTAGAGAGGCGCATTCCTTCCTCAAGTTCTGCAGCAATCAAGAGACGCTTGCCCTTCACCTCGGCTATCTCCGGTTTCACGTTGCGCCTACAGCCCGCCGCCAGTGCATCGGCAGAGATACTGCCGGCATAACTGCCAAGTGCCCATGCGATGGTATTCCAGAAGGTCGATTTGCCGTTTGCCCCCTCGCCATAGGAGATGATGACCGCCTCCATATACACCTTGCCTATCGCACCAAGACCGCAGATTTTCTGGACATATGCGATCAGTTCCGCATCACCGAGAAAGATGGTGTTCAGAAAATCCGCCCACAGTTCCCGACCTGTATCGCCGGGAGCCGTACTGCAGATTTTCGTAATAAGGTCGTCGGGTGCAAAGTCCTGGCGAGTGCCGGTGCGCAGATCGTATGTCCCATCATGGCAATTCAGAAGAAACTCATCACGGTCAAGATCGGAGGGCTTTGAAAGGAGGAGCGGCTTTGCCGCCTGTAGCGCGGACACAATGTATTTCATGTCCCGCCGTTTCATGACAAATGCTTTATAAGCCATGGCAGATATGTATGCAGTGTAGGCATCATGTTGATCCGCACTGATTTGCTTTTCGAGCGTCTTACCGCCTGCGTAAATGGTATCCTCCGGAACGCCGACCTCACACAATGCCTTGAAACTGCGCTCCACGGCATCCTTCGCATCGGCAAGCTGAAGATCCAAGAACTCCTCTGCCGCACCAACGGCAAGCTCCCTCGACTCCTCCCAGTATTTCCCGTTGTAGCGAAGATAGTCCGTGGCTGTTGTAAAGCGAAGCTCGTTTTTATATTCCTGCGCCAGAATCTTCGCCTGCCCGATGTCGGAGTAATCGCTTGGTTTCAAGGAGTTCCCGTATTCCTCGGGTGGCACATATCCGTCCTGCTTCTGCACCTTCCTAGCGAAGGTGCACGCACTCCGCCAGATTTTTGACAGTTCCTCATCGGGCAGCGGCGGGCTGCATTTTGCGGCTTCCTCCAAGAAAATCTCATGGGATTTTTCAGAGATTCCGTACCGCTTCAGCACACGCCCGGCAAACAGCGAGAGTGTGTTGTTACGACTTCCTTCGGGAATACTCCTGTCCTTGAACCAGAAGTCGATGGTCACATCGCCTTCCTGCCAGATCACATCATCGACGGGATTTCCATAGATGAACCGAGCAGCATCCAGTGCCCCGTCATCGAAAAACGGAAACTGCCGATGGATATTTTCCTTGAGCCGTCTGCACTGGTCTGCATCGGTGATTTCAGGATGCGGAAAGTAGACATGAAAACGTGGGCGCGCCGTATATTGCCCTTTGGGTTTCATATTGTGACGGCTCGGTGCAACAGCGCAGCACACGCCCTCCAAAATAACAGCTAGGGATTCCGGCGTAATCCAATCGTCGGGATTTTCCGAGTGGTCATTGTCGCAATCCATCACGTCCACGTCGGATGCGCTGAATCTTTCCTTCCCACGGTGATTGTTACGAAAAGCCGCGCACACATGATCGCGAGCAACGGCAGCTTTGAAGTCCTCCGCTGATTTCACGATGCACTTATGGGGATAGATGGCATTGTCTTCCTTGCCACGACAATCCGCCGTATAGAGCGTCATTTGCATACAGATGCCTCCTCGCATTTCGTGGTGAAATAGCGGATGTTCTTCCGCAGTCTCTCGGCATGAGCAATCTCCGCTGCCATGCCCTCGGTGATCCTCTCGCCGAACACCCAGATTTCGCCGCACAGCCGCAAAAGCTCGAAGTTCATATTCATCGCTTTCTCCCGCTCATCTACCTCCGACATGAACTGAGGAAAGTACAAGTGCGGCGCAAGGGGAATGCGTCCCTTGCTCACGGCAAACTTACAGTACTGCCGCGCCCGCATGACGTTGACGCGCGGATTGTCCCGATAGGGCGAGCAGATGTAGGTGAACAGATTCTGTCGGAATACCTTGGTGAGAGCTGCGTGCGCTGTAGGATCGGCATAGCCCTCGTGGTTGTATCTTGGAATGCACATAGTTCCTCCAATCCGCAGGGAGCCGCACGGTGCGACTCCCCACTTTCAAATCACTGCTCGATGAGGGGAAGAATCCCATCCGCTTTCAAGAGGTCATAGATGAAAAGCCGTCCCGCCTGTGTCCAGTAGGTGTGAATCTTGCTGTGGTTCGTACCATCCTTGCCGGGATAGACGTGTGTCTTGGTACTGGTGTAGCCCTTTTCCGCATATTCCTGATAGAGCAGCCAGACACCGCCCATTTTGTACTGGACATCGCTTGCGGAAAGATAGCGGTTCATGTGGCGGCCGCTCCAACCGTAGTCCTTGGCGATAATGGAAATGGGAACGAGGTCGGGACAGTTCAGCACAATGTCGTAGTAGCTTGCTTTCGGCTGAAGCTCTGCAATCTGCTGCTTCTGCACAGCATTCTCTTCCATGAGAGACAGCCGCTTTTCGCGTTCCTCCCTGTACGCCATCAATGCGCAGATCATCGCCTCGGAGTTCTTGAGCATTTCGTCAATCGCATAGACACCGTGCCTCCGAATTGCGGGCAGCACCTCCGAGGTCACCCATCGCTTGAACTTCTTCGCTGCCGGCAGCTTCGAGGAAAGGATGAGACTGTAAAGCCCGGATTCGTTGATCACTGTAACTTCCTGCTCGCCGCCAAGGGTGTCGCATTTTGCTACCCCCTTATCTTCCGTGTCAACACGCTTTGCCAACGCATCACGGGGATTGCTGTACCCGAGAACGTTTGCCACATCTTTGCCCACGAACCACGGCGCACCACTGCGTTCAAACACACGCACCGAGCCGAAATCCTCGTGGGTGAATACCTGTACGTCCATAAATATCTTCTCCTTTATGTACCGGGAAAAATCTCCCTTCACTAACCCACTGGACGTTTTGGGGCAAAGTGGCCGAAAAAGATCAAAAAAAATCCTCCCATTTTTCAGGGAGGAACAGTGTCAATCTTTCTGGTAGAACGAACACTCAAAACCATCAGCATGGAGAAGCAGTCCTTCTGCCCACGGCGGGGTTCTCTCCATCTGCTCACAGACTGCAGAGAAGGCGACACGTTCGTCGCATTCGATGATGAGTTCGTCATGGACATGCGCGACAATGTCCATCGTTCGCAGTGTCTGCATGGCATAGCAGAGAATGTCGCGGCTGATCGCCTGCGTAATATTCTCCACGAGTTTTGGACCGTAGGATTCGATCCGCGCCCACTTTTTTGAGAGATCCAGTCCCATGTAGGTAATGGACTCACCACCAAACTGATTTTCTCCGATGCGCGGCTTCACATAGGAGAGTCTGCGACCGCTCGGAAGTTCGATGAACATCATACCGCCCTGATAGATGAACCGGATTCCGTGCGTGACTTTTGTGCTGCGCTCCTTGATGCAGTCCTTTGCCGCACGATCCACTGCCCACCAGAAATCCACAATGTTCGGATTTGCCGAACGCCAAGCATCCACGAGCGACTTCAGCTCATCTTCCTTCATCCCGGATTCCAATGCGCCGAACGCTTTCAGCGCACCGACGGATCCGCCATAACCACAGGCCAGTTCTGCCTGCTTCCCTTTTTGCCGAAGATGCCCGTTCTCGCCGTGTTTCACCACATTACAATGAAACATCCTACCTGCTGTGGCGCAGTAGATGTCGCCGTTGCTCTCGAAAACATCCATGCGCCATCGCTCCTTGGCAAGCCATGACAATACCCTTGCTTCGATGGCTGAAAAGTCCGCAACGATGAATTTCCTGCCATCCTTGGGAATAAAAGCAGTACGGATGAGCTGCGACAGAACGTCTGGGACAGAATCATAGAGCATTTCCAGTGCCATATAATTTCCCTTCCGCACAAGGTCACGAGCGCACTCCAAATCTGGGAGATGGTTCTGCGGAAGGTTTTGCAACTGCACGATACGTCCCGCAAAACGCCCGGTACGATTTGCCCCATAGAACTGAAACATTCCCCGCGCACGGCTGTCCGCACAAGCGGCATTTCTCATCGCCTGATATTTCTTCACTGAGGATTTCGCAAGCTGCTGACGTAGTGACAATACGTCCTTTAATGGAGCGGGAACAATGGCAAGAAGTGCAGTCACGGACTTCTTGTCAAGCGAGTCGGCTTCGACACTGCGCTCTTTGAGCCATTCCTTCATCTGCGCCACGCTGTTCGGATTCTCAAGCCCGGTCAGAGTCTTCAGTCTGTCCATCAGTTGATTTTTCGTAATCTCGTCAATCTGGACGGCATTCTCCACGAGCGGCATATCAAGCCGTATTCCACGATCATTGATTTCTTGGTCGAGCACATATTCATCCCATACCGACTGTGGCGCAGGATATTTGGACAGTCGCTTCTGAATTGCCATCTCCACTTCCACGTCGCGGCGATTGTAAGACTTAAAGAGTTCCCACTTCTCGCCTGTGGGTTCATGGAACGGAGGCATTGAAAAATAGCGAATCAGTGCCTTGCCCTCAGTCATTTTCTGTTCTTCCAATCTCAACACCCTGCCCACGGTGGCAAGAGAGAGCGGCAGCCCCATGTACGCCGACCAGACCATCGTGCATCGCCAGCTGCGGGGACTCAGAAAACGGGCACACTCTTTGGAAAGTAGATGATTGTCACGGAACGGATCGAGGTCTATCCCCAAGTTCGACAAGTAACGCGACAGGCAAACCCGCTCAAAATTGGCGTTGAACGCCCATTTGATGATGCTCTCATCGGTCAGCGCATCCAGAATCTCCTGTGGAATCTGTTCTCCACTGGCAAGATCGATGACCTCCACCGCGCCTCCATCCACGGAATATCCAAAAAGCAGGATCTCAAAGTCATCTGTCTCAGCGTAACTGTAAACGCCACTTTTTCCAATATCCACACTGCTCCGCGTTTCAAGATCGATAGAAATGAACTTCATGTATGTTCTCCTTCCGTGACAAAGGCAGCGAGGAAGAATCCCCGCTGCCTTTGTCACCTAGTCCTATTTAGCTAAGGAAATCTTCGTCCTCATCGGCGAAATCATCCTCGGCGCGTGTCTTGCCGCCGAGCGGCTCCCCATCAGAAACCTTCTGCAGGTTGTTCAGCCCACAGGCAATTCCGCGATTGCCGTTGCTGTTGAATGCGTAGAAGTTGATGCTTGCGCG